CCTTTATTTAAAGTAAAGCCTGCCGGGGAGTTGAACCCCGGTTATACGGATCAGGCTATTTTCTACCAGAGCTTAACGGCTACGGTACAGTTTTTTAAAACCATTTCGCCTTCATCTTCTCTCAAAATCTGACAATCTGTGTTTTCTTCTCCTGTTACTATTGAGCAGTGATTAAACATAGAGTCTTCTTTACTTACGATCCCAGGCCCGTCAATCCCGTATTCTTCAAAAAAATCAGCTACATCGTCCGATCCGTAGATAAAGTTCCTGTAATCTTGCTCGCTGTTGATTGCATAGACGCATGTTCCGTCAATTTCGTCCATGCTGTCATACTCTGATGATCCGTATCCCGGGAAATCCCTGGAATCGTCTCTGTCGAGATTTGATTTTGAATCATTAAGGATTGTTCCAACTTCTGCATTGACATTATCGTATCTGATCGCTATTACTTTCCCATTAAGTAAATCATAATTTTCTTCCATAAAACTTTTTAACGACTTTTCAATTTCTCTGTATGTCATAATCTTTATCTCCTTTTCAACCAAAACATACCTCAGTTTACACCCGTAAATAAACACTGTCAAGTTATAAATAAAAACCCCTTTGAGAGAAAAGGAGTTAACTCTCAAAGGGGAAGGGAAAATAGAAAAGGAGGAAACTATATATCCCTTTACTGTAGGGTAAAAAGTGATTTAAAGAATATTCTTTATTTCATCATCGGTCAAGAGCTTTTCAGTTTTTATCAATCTATGTATAAGATCCTGGCCGTGCCTGGTATATACCAGTGCTGCCAGGAATTCCCTGTTTGACATCATTACAGGCTCACCAATGGCCTTTTTCTTTATTCCTATACCTCTACGTCTAAATGCCATGTAGCATGAGTTTACGGGGATATTATACTTGTTGGCCCAAAATACAATAGGGTATTTGTAGTTGTAGTTTTTCTCTTTGAAATCCCTGATCCTATCTGATTTTTTGAAAATGTTATTTTCTCCGCATCCAGGGCATATATATTCTACTGCTTTGTTTACCGTCTGGTCCATCTTGATCATTGTCAAACAATTCCCGCAAAATAGATCCACTTTTTTTGTTATGATACCCTGGTATGATACAGATTCTTTAATTCCTTTCAAATTACTATCCTGACTGTTTTATCTTTCCTTGATTTACCGCTCCATTCATCATCCCCCCATTCGTCCCCGCCTTCACCCATTCCCTCTTCTTCACCACCTTTAGCATCAAGGTACAATTGTCTGTATGATTCGTTTTGTAGTCCTGGGATATCGGCCCATGGTTCTTCTGATTCCGGCATATCGTTTTCACGGAGAATATCGTTTAGGGATTTAAAGGTTGAAAGCTCATCTTTTACTGCATCCCGCTGCTCTTTTGCATCGTTTTGTTCAAAACCATGAAACACAAAGGTAAACTTGGGGTCAATGTCGTCTAAAATGTTCTGGTAGTGGCGTTCAAGGAACGTGAGAGCATTCCCTATCCCTTTATCGTCTGAGTACTTCCGGCCTTCTGCGGAACCGCTCTCCATGATCTTTGCACCCTTTTCTGACTTTATACCCATGGACTCAATGTCAACTCCAAAAACTGAGCCAACTGACATATAAAGTGTATCCTGCCATCTGGAAAACTGCATATCCTGGTTGCTTGATCCCATCGGCTGCCAAGAAATTGATGTTTTATCCCCTGACTTTCCTGAAGGAATAATAGGAATTCCCCATTTACCGGATGGTCCGTTTACTCCTCCACCCATTACATCGACCATATAATCTTCAATTTCTTCCACGGCCTCAAAGTCAACATCACCGTTTAAAAGCAACATCCCCCTGGGAAGCTTATCTTCAGTAAAGGCTCCGGCGTTATACTGAAAAGAATGGATCAGGCTTAAAACTAGATCGAGACACTGCTCTATCTTTGAATATCCGTATCCATAATGTTCAATATCCGTCCTGGGATTCTGGAATTGGAAAATTAGCTGATCTTTATGATACTGAGCCGTGACCTGATTTTCCACCATCTGAACAAATCTTATCTTATCATCACCCTCATACCCTTTTTCATTGCACCTTACTATTGTTGCAGCATCTACGGCCTCAAAGGATAACAAATCACCTCCCCTGGCCCATAGTTTTTCAGTGGCAACCTGATCCAGCGTCAATACGTCCCGTAGAATCTTCTTGTTATAGTGAATCAGATCGTCTTCGTGTTGCAGGGAATTGTCCCAGCCTGTCTTTAGAAAGAATTCCTGTATTTCTTTTGCTCTCTTTCTATCGGCAGCTGTCATTTTTTTATCAGGATCTTTCAATTCTATTGCAAAGCCCCTGGTCCCTTTTGCTGACATAGGCCTCATATATGGAGTTACTTTGTCGATAATGTGACCAATAACAGTATTTATCAGCCAGGCTTTCTCAGACACCCTCCTGAATAGTTTCATTGAATACTGTTTCTGCGGGGTTATTAGTCCTCTATACATCTGCTCATTTCTGGGATGTATTAGAGTTGACTTGAATTTGTCCTTCTTAATCGCTTTCTCTAATGTGGCCTTGAATAGTCTATCGTCCATGTCTTCTTCTCCTGGTAGAATTTAACAACCTATCTAAATCGGGGTTTCCAGTATTTGCTCTTTTAGTTTTCCGAACCGTCTTGTCTTTATTCTTTTTATATCCTTCGTAGAATCTGCTTTTAGTACCGGCTTTATCGTTAACACCCATTGTAGCCAACGCCAGGGACCAGAAACGGTCTGCATGAGAGTCTTTGGTAGATCCATCATACCTTGAGTGCTTTGTTGCTGTGAGAGTCTTTCTGATACAATGCACATCTGCATGTAGTTTCCGGTTCATAGGCAACACGTATTCCTGACGTTCAAAAGCAAGATATACTTTGTTAGCCATATCCTCTTTTGTTTCATTCGTAAAATGTACGCCTTCTGCTCTTGTCGGGAATTTAGTCTCGGCCCATTCTGCAAAATCCATCCCAAGACCGGTTCTGTCTATTAAAAACCGCCGAATCGGAAGTGCATCCATTGCCATGGCTGCAAACTCTTTTTGTTCATCAAATCTTGTGTTCTTTAATTCGTAGCTCATCCATACATATAACTTCCCATCCTTGTGTCCCAGGAGAGTAAACACTGAAGCATCTTTGGTTCTACCCATGTCCCAGCCAGCGTATAAAAGACCATGTATTTCAGGATCATATGCCGGTGCAGTCACGCTTTCAAAAATAGGCTGTCCATCTGGAGAAAAACCAGTACATATCTCGGGGATCTCTATTCCGTTCAGAAATTCGCTTATGTTCTGATATTCGTACTGTTCCACTTTTTGCGGAGTGCATGACATTATCATTTCCATTGTGATAAATGCTTCGTTTTGATCTTGGAATTCCAGTTCAAATTCCTGTTGAAACTGATGCAGCCCCATGTTACTGAAAATAGTTTGTAATATTTCGGTTCCGAATCTGTCCACTCTCTCGTGAGTCGGCATATCCCATGCCGGTTTTATTGAACTTCTTACATCTTTTGAAAGTACCCCTGAGTACCACCAGGGAATCTCTATTCTTGTGAAATTCGGATATTTCTCTTTATTTGCGTATATTTCGTAAAATAGCCCGTTTTTATCCATGGGTGTTCCACCAACATCCATAGTCCCGCCCCTGGCCATCGTTGGGATAGCAGAGGTATAAATATTCTCAACATCCTGAATTACTGGGGCCTCATCAATTAAACAACCGCCTTCCTCGTTTGTTGTACCGAACCCTCTTAATGCTCTTGATGGTATGGAAATAATCTGAGAAACGCTTTTCTTCCCTACATCCCAGAATTCAAGTGCTGTCTTGGAATCTGTTTTTAGTTCTTTTCTCCAATCATCCGGCATGTTCATATAAAGGTTTCTAGTTTCTTTTATCTTTTCCATGCTGTCTGTCATATTGTAACTGACAAAGACTTTCTGAAAACGATACATCCTAGGGTGAGAGGACAGTATTAAATTCCTGATCCCATTTACGTATGAGTACCCTACACGGCGGGACTTTAGCGTGTGGGTAAATCTGTGTTTCTGACAAATATACCATTCCTGCCAGAAATCTAAATGATATTCTGGGTTTATATTGGTCAATATGGTATTTGCTATTGTTACTTTTTGATCGTTAGTCCACATAATGATAATTATATAAGATTAAAAACATAAATAAAAGAGTTACCCCCATGCACCCCTGCTCAATACGGATCTTACATTTTCATATTTTACATTCAGGGCCTTGGATATATCCATATAAGTCATTCCATTCCCCCTCATAGAAACCATTTTAACCACCAAATTCCCAGTTAAAACATTGGAATTCTTATTCCTGTTATTTATCTTTGAGCTTACCCATCTACAATTCCCTGGTTCATAATTCCCATCGTTGTCTATTCTGTCAATTTGTGCTTCAGGAAATGGTCTTGGTCCAATGTCCTTGTAAAATGATGTAAAAGAATTTCTCCATCTTTCACACACTACAATCCCTCTTCCGCCATACTTTCTGTAAGATTGATTGTTCTCATTGGTGCATCTTTGTATCATCGCATCCCAGATCTTGTATTCAGGAAGATCTCTTTTGTTTTCTCTTTTAGTTTTTAATTTAATATTTTCTTTCTTTTGATATACTGTTCCTTCTATTGTTTCTCCATTCCTTCTTTTTTGTTCATAGTGATTCCGGCAATACCCTTTGGCAAAATGGCTCGCTGCACACCCTGGTATTTTGCATGTTTTTATCTTTTCAGCCGGTTCCCATGTCGCACTACCGTGTTTTACCATCCTTGTCTTGTGCATGGCACAATAACCATTTGAGTGATACTTTCTATCGCATCCTGGCATTGAACACTTCTTACCGCCTATTTCTCTTCTAACATACTCATAATTATCATCATGCCACGTATAGTGACTTATAGCATTTGATATAGCCTCAACGGAAACATTAAATTTTTCAGATAATTTTTTATATGTAATATCTGTTGTTTTGTAAAGTTTCCTGGCTTCATTCACGATATTCCAGGTTAAAACCATGTTCGTTTTATTAAGCTGGGAATCTTCTTTTGTCATCCACCTGCAATTCTCAGGAGAATAGCCAATCGTTTTGTCAATTCGGCCAAGTACGGCACCAACAAACGGCTTTCTTCCCATATCCAGTAGGAAACTATCAAAAGACTCATTCCATGCGGCGCAGACAGCAATACCCTTTGCTCCATTTGATTCATAGGTTGTATCGTTTGGATTATTGCATCTTGCTTTTATATCTCTCCATACGCTTTCTTCTGTTGTCATAACATGCTCCAATAAAAAAGCCATTAACCAGGGACTCCGACTTTCATCGGGTTGCTTTAGTCCCTGGTTAATGGCTCTGACTATGGAAATGATGAAAAGCAACTAACATCTTTAATACATTGTATCAGATCTTAGTTTATAAAAAAAGCCCCAAGAGATCACTATCACGGGGCTTAAAACAAAATTTGAACATCCTATTCAACAACACACCAGTCTGACTCAAGCATATCTGACTGACTGGCAAGCCACGGTACAAATTTGTCGTCTGCTGTTTTCATTCCTATCCAGGGAAGTAGGTTCCATTCGGGACCTGTTTGTATCCCTTCTATTTTCTCAGGTAAAACAGAATACCAGTCCATTTCAACAAGTTGAAGCCACATATTCTTTCCGTTCCAGTTCCGTCTTGCTATCTTTTTCCCAGCTTTTGCAGCTTCAATTGCCTGTCCGAATGTAAGATTGTCTAATTTTTCCATAACCTCTCCTATTGTCTTTTTGGATTTACTGTTCCGCAGATTCATAATCCCTTTTCAACGATTTTAGCTCGCATCCACCACAGCTACTAAAAACCTCTTTACAATATCCCAGGTATCCACAGGATTTTTCCATATGTATGGCCAGTACATTAAGCATAGGATCTTCGTGCATCTCGAATTTATCCCTGATCATCCCTATAAGTCTCTGGGTAGACTCTGCTGCTTTCTCGCATAATCTATCATGACTTATGTTTATCCACTCTTCGGGGCTTGCCTGGAGCAGAAAGTATCTTTCCTTGTTGTCCCTTTCTTTTCCAGTAATATCCGGCCTTCCTGTCTGAACATAAGGCAGAGAATGTACGTGTCTGACAAGATGTGAGATAGGTTCAGGACCCGCAAACATAGTTACTGCTATTTGTACCCGTCTTATTGGAGAATGACCGCTTGTAAGCCATTTGTCAAATAACTTTGGTGTCATTTCCCTCTTTGTAAGCTTCCCCTGGGTGATATCTCCCGCCTCGGCTATCAGCCCCCATCGTCCTATTACCTCAATGTCTACTATTTGCATTACACCTCCCTGAAATCTATATCAGGATTATTCACAAGAAATAACTGCTTTTTAAGGGTATATACCGGATTTTTCCTTGTTATATCTGATTTAACATCTTCGACAACAACCTTTCCATCCTCGATATACTTAAAATCAGATATATAATATCTCTCTCTTAAAGTCTTTCCACCCCATTTCGTTCTTTCGCATATCTTGAATTTCGGCTGAAGCTCTAAATCTGATATTTTTCCAGCTCTTTTTAGGATTTCTAACTCCTGGTATCTACCGCTTTCTTTTTTAGAATCGAACTTAATCCCGTTTGTCTCTGTTTTTATGTTCCCATACTTAGGTTTTTTCGGTGCTGCTGAAAACTTATTGTACCTGAATAACACCTTTCCGGTTACTGCCAAACTTGTTATTGCGGATGATACAACCCATTTATCGTGATCTGATAGGATCTTGACTATCTCTTCTCTTGTTTTTGGGCTGTTTTTGA